GTCCTATTAAGGGAGGCAATTCGTGACGTCCTTGCGGAAGAGTTAGTTGTCGAGCCCAAGTGGGATGACAAAGACTCGTATTGGAGCCGTAGATGGATGTACACGAAGAGTGGGTCCCACACTCGAAAAATCGAGGATGTGGTATTTGGACAGAGGTTGGATCTGCCACCACAACCAACACGGAGAGAGTTCTCGGAGGCGATCGAGGAGAACTTAGTAGCTTTCGGGAAACCAGAGGTGTGGTCCGGATTATCATGGAAACTGGAGCACGGAAAGACTAGGGCGATATACGGATGTGACTCGAGATCGTACTTCACATTTGACTACTTACTCCAACCAGTGGAAGCAGTGTGGAGAAACAGGCGGGCCCTACTGAACCCAGGGTCCGAGCTACAAGGGAAACTATACCCTCGGCTGGGTCAGGAGGGGCCTTACCGCTTCATGCTTGACTTTGACGACTACAACTCCCAGCATACACTGGACGCCATGAGGATGGTGATAGAAGAGGCATGCGCTGGGGCCCCACATGATGTACTATCATGGGCGGTTGAGAGCTGGGATTCAATGTATGTGAGATGGGTGAGCTCGAGGACAGGGAAGTTGGAAACCAAGAGGATGGTTGGGACGCTTCCTTCTGGCCACAGGGCAACGACTTTCGTAAACACTATCTTAAACGCGGCGTATTGTAGGATGGTCGCGGGCTCGGACTACAATTCGGTTAGGAGCCTACACGCCGGGGACGACGTCATCATGTCTGGCGGTAGCGAGGCGATAAGCCGGATAGTGGCGAATGTAGAGAGATCGCCCCTCAGGGTGAACAGGTCAAAACAGTCAGTTGGCAACGTCGGCGGAGAGTTCCTGCGGGTCGCGTACCGTGAAAAGGAGGCCTTCGGTTATATGGCCCGCGCAGCAGCATCGTGCGTGAGCGGGAATTGGGTCACGGAGGCGGAGGTATCACCACGATCTTACGTTGAAAACTTCACGAGGTTATCGTGGACAATGGCGAACAGGAGTGGTGTTAAAAATATAGGTGCCGTCCTGACTAGCTCTCTCAGGCGGAGAGTTCCAGCACTAGCTAACATGGCACACGAGATAGTGACCCTCCGGACTAGTGTAGGGGGGTCGCCGGTTAGGACTGACTCACCAAACAAATGGAAGAAGGTGGATTTGGAAGGCGGCCAGATGGAGAAACCAAAAATGGATGTGGGATTAGCGAGTTACGCCATGGATGCGTATCTGCATTCCCACGTCGATATCAAGTTACTGAAAGAAGCTGGG